CTACAATAAGCATAACGTTTTCGCGGTCAAAACTTCAGCACCGTCATTTAAAAGCGCCGCGTTCAGCCCGAATATCGGCTTATCGCCGTCCGAATTTTTGTCGAACATTACAAATCGCGCCGCGCCGTATTCCTTTGCCTTTTGCATGGCGTGCCTTGAACCGCTATCCCCCCCGTCTTTTTGATAACTTGCTATAAGGATTATCGACTTAACAAACATTGCCTGAAGTCTGTCTCTTTCGATAAACCGCTTTATCTTCCCGTATTTGTCCGTCGCTTCCTCAATATATTCCGTAACTAAAAGCCCGTTCGCGGCAACAATATTATTAGCTAAAACTTCGTTCGCATGAGGAAATACACTTTCTAAAGTCGACGGCAAAAATGCCACCGTTTTGCCCGCGTTCAATAGTGTCTCTTCGTGCGCTACGGTATCTACCCCCAACGCTAAACCGCTAACGACCGTTCGCCCATTTCCTACAAGTCCTCGGATTATTCGTCTTTCTCTTTCAATAATACTTGCGTCGGGACCAAGGACACCGACGACGGCGACGTTTTTAGCCGCGTCGTTTAAAAGGCCGATATCACCGCGAAATGCGAACAAAAACGGCTTGTCGGCGCTTTTAACCGTCACTGGTACGCGTGGAAAATCTTCGTCAAAACAGCAAACGATATCGCATTCGAATTCATATTTTGACGCGTCGATATTTAATGCGTTTATTTTCTCAGGCGCACTAAAGCTTTTCCAAAAATGAACTCTAGACTTGATTATGCCCTTTTGAACGGCGATACAAATCCGTTTTGCAATTTCAGAATTCATTCTTCGTTCCTCTTTGTTTTCGCTACTGCATATAATATCACATTTTCCGCGCCTAGGTCTAATAATGTTTGAATGCAATCGTCAACGACATGAACTCCGTCGGTGTAGATATCGTCAACCAATATTACGTTTTTTCCTTTTATTACGTCGCGGTTTATTTTGCACGTATCCCGTGTTATTCCGATATACGGCGCATCGCCGCGATTATTGTCAAGGCGCCAGTTGTGCGTCGTTTTTGTATCCTTAATCCGCTTTATAGCGTAAGTCGCGTTAACGCAATCTAAACTGTCCGCGACGCTTGATAATGCCTTTCTGAATAACAGTTGACTGCGGTGATACGAACTGTCGGCCTTTGACCTTGGTACGGCTATTATCGAACAACCGCTGAAGTTAAGCGTTTTTATTAATGTCGCTAAATCTTTTGTGAAAATTTTTGCAACGGTTACAAATTCACCGACTAAATCTAGTTCGTCATTTTTCCGCGTCATATTCTTTAATTTATTTATGTAATCGGGATTACCTTGCTTTTGATAGCCGACATAATCGCAATGATAATATCCGCAAATCGTTTTACCTAAATAACTGTTTTCTTTTATTAAAAAATTTTTCATGCTAATTACCCCTCTAGTGTTGTTGTCCGCCCCGCGGCGTTCGCCGCGGGGCTTTTAAAAAAAGTCGTTTATTCTTTCACAATGTACTTCTTTATGTCTTCGATGTCCTGCTTTATATCCGCGACCATTTTTAGCTTTTCCGCAAGCGCGTCTATCGTCTGCTGATATTTTGTTTCGCGCGTTTTGGAGTCCTTGATTTGGATAAAAAACAGCGACACAAAAAGCGCGGCCCAAATGCCCGTTTCGCCCGCCATTTTTAAAAAGTTTTCCATATTTGCCTCCTATTTCTTAGATTTTTTCGCTTTTTCAAGCTTTTCGTAATACTCCTTGCCCTTAGTAGCCCCTACGGAAAGCGCTTTTTCCCACTCTAAGCCGTCGTTTGAGACCGCTTTACCTTGCTTAACAAGTTCCTCCCATTCCGCGTCCTTCCGCGTTTTATAGGCTTCCTGCTGCGCGATTACCTTTTCCCAATTGTTCAAGATATTGTAAATGTACGCGTTGTTTTCGCGCGCCTTGATGTACGCCTGAAGCTGCTGCTCCTTTAGCTTAATAAGCGTCTTGTCGATGTCGGCTGCGCGCTTAATTTCGTAATAGGAAAGCGCGACCTCTTTAGCCTGCTTAGCTAAGTCTATTTTGGTTTCTAGGTTTTGCTTTTCCGCTTCGAAAACTTCGTTTACGTACTTAAGCTTTGCTAAGTAGTCGTTTTTGACGCTTTCTGTCATGTCGCCGTAAATACTGGCGTTCAAAATGCCGTTTCTTACCGCCTTGTCTTCGGTCTTAATCGTCGCGTTTTGAAAGTTCTTTTCCGTTTTTTCGACGTTCGCTTCGTGCGCAAGCGTCTTTTTTTCAAGGCTTGTGTTCAGCGTGCTAAGCTTTCCTTCCGCGTCTATTTCGACCTTTTCCACCTTTCCGTCCCAAAGCGGGGCGACCTGTTCCGCAGCCTTTTCGCGCAATTCCTTATCGCTTAAAACCGTCGGCTTTTGAATTAGCTGCGCGTACTTTTGATAAAGGGGGTCGTCGTACTTAGTAGGCTTTGTGCCCGTCGATTCAAAATAAGCCTTTTTCAGCTTTTCTACGAACGTCTGATAATCGGTAATCATACCTGCCCCCTTGAAAGTAACGCGTCCACCTTTGTTGTCAGGCGTATAATTCTCAGCGTTAATTCCTCTATTTTAGTTAAAATTTCATTCATTCGAAAACCTCCTTATCATATCGAATTCAAGCATTAGCCCCGTCACGCAAATGTCGCCCGCCGCAGGCGAAAGTTCAATCCCTATTTTATCCGCGCGCTTATTTACCGTGACGCTTTGCGTTTTTTTAGACCCGCGCGCAAAATATTTGTAGGGCTTGTCTAAACGCGCGGCGACGACTAAGTCGTTATCCGTATTTATATGAATCCGTCTTAAAACCTTGTCCTTATTGATGTTTTGCAGGTTCGTATACGGACTGACCCATTTTTTCGGCAGTACTTCGTCAAAGTACCTTCCGTCCTTACTTATCATGCCGAAGGTAGCCGCGCGCGAAGGGTTATTCAGCGTGCAAAAAAGTTCGTTCACGTTGTCTACGTTAATCGGCACAAAGTCGCTTACGTCCGCGCCGCGCAAAATGCTTACGCTGTCGCAGTCGAAGTCAAAGCAAAACACCGCGTTGTTTTTATAATCGTTTTCTTCGTCAAAGATTGTCACATTGTCTTTTTTCATTGCGGCGGCGACGTAGTACTTGTTATCGAAGAACGCCGCGGACGCGAATTTCTTATCGGTAATCAGCGGCAAAATCCTCTTGTAGACCTTCGCGCAGTTGTGCCCGTCGAACGAATAAAAGCCGTCTTCGGCTAAAAACATTATCCTGCCGCCCGCGGCCGCGACGGTCTTAGCGAAAATATAATTGTGCGTAGAATAGACCTTGGTCAGTATAAAATCCGTTTGGTCGCCGTAGGCAGTCAGCCTGTGGATAGCGAATTCGCGGAAGATATAAAGGTGCCCTTGAAAGCTTACAAGCCTAATAATTTTTCCGCCTTCGTCGGGAAAGTTAATATAGCCGCCCGCAGTAGGTGAGACCGTCCAGTTCGTCGGGTCGCCTACCGCGGAAAAGTGCAGGCGGTTATTACCCTTAGTCGCGCCGAAGACGCGTTCGCCGTGGACGCAGACCTCATAGAGGTTAGGCAGATTGTTAATAGGCACAAGCAAGCTTCCGTTGTAGCGGTACGACTTGCCGATGTCCGAATAGGCAAAAAGCCAGTCTTGACCGTTCCAAAAATAGTTCGCAAAGCACACCTTCGTGTTCGAAAAGACGTTGTTAACGGAAAAGTCCATATTTGTAGGGCGGTCGTATTGGTCGCCGATTTTTATAGCGCGCACAATGCCGCTATCGTACAGCGTAATAATCCTGTCGTCGCGCGCGCCCGTGGACGCGTTCGAACCGTAGTATAAAAAGCCCTGAACGATTGCGTCGTTTAATATCGGCGTGGGAAAATCCCTGTCGGGGATAGTCGGGGCGGATATGCCGAACGCGTTCGTTAAATTGCCGTTTTTGACGCTGACGTTGTAAGCGTACACGCCGACGTTTAAGCTTAGCGCGTCCTCTTTTGTGTCCGCGTCGATTTCGGCGAACGATTGTATAGGATAGTTATAACGCGACGCCTTTAATGGAACGTCGCGCCTTAAATCGTTTCTCATATAAATCTCCTGTAGGCTACCGTCAGCGGCCGCTTTTTACGCGACAGATTTATTAAGCTTGTATCGTAGCGGTTCTTATAAAATATCGCTTCGTCACTTAGTCCGCTTCTAAAGAAAAATTCCGCCGCGACACCGACCGCTAGTATCGTCGCGGTATATTGCGGCGGCAAGGTCAAGGTATCCGATAAATTGACTTCGGGGACGTTGTAAACGTACCTTACTTCGCACTTGCCGCTAGGTGCGTCTACGCGGACAAATAGCGGTTCCTGTTCAAAGCTTACCTCCGCGCCGTTTACATAGATACTCAAAATCTCTTTTACCGCCTTAGGGAAAGCGGAATAATAAATTCTCTTGTCGTCGATACTTAAAGTATCCGTCGTCTTAAGGTGGACGTATTCTTGCGTCAGTTCCTGATAAATCATATTGCCGCAGGACACAAGCTTATCGCGCTTTTTACTTTGCACGTTCAAGTCGATTTCGTCGTCGCATATTATCGCGGCGGCTTTTTCTAATACTTCTTTTAATGTCATAAAACCTCCTATGCCTGTCTTAGGGCGCGGGAAAATCTGTCCTCTAAATCGTCCTTCGATTTTTTAAGCGCGGCTTCTTCGCATAAGCGGTTCTCTCTGTCTATGTCAACAAAGATTTGTTCCGCGTTCTCCGTCCTAGAGTATCGGATATGTTCAATCGCGCGCGCGTCCAACTCTTCGAACGGAAATATAAGTTCTAAATTACCTTCGTGCATAAGTACGAACTTCTGCAGGTCGGTATCGAAATATATTTCATAGCCGTAATTAATAGCTTTCGCCCTTTCCGCTATCTCAAATAAATCGTTAGTGATTTTAATTCTCATAATCCCCCCGCGCCCATTTTTAGACTACGCCGTTAAGGTCAGCTTGCACTGATTCATAGGACGCGAACAAATTATGTTGGCGTACTTAACTAGCGTCGCCGCGTAAGCGGGCTTGTTGTCAAGCGGACGGAGTACGTTGCCGCTTTCGGATTCTAACCAGTTCCATTCCCCTAACTGATGAAGCTTGAAGTCTTCGGAATTTAAGAAATACATGGCGTTGTCCGCGCAGAACTTGTCGCAGAACACGGGTATTCCGTTATAGCGAATGGTCTTAAAGCCGCCGTCTAGGTTAAAGAAGTCGATGTTCGTACGCGATTCTAAAAGCGTATTGAAATACTTCCTTCTCATTTCGTAGCTGGTGATAATAAAGTCGATACCGCCGCCGCTTTTTTCCTCTATCGTGTCTAAGCAGCGTTGAATGGTGTCGCAGTCAAGCGAAGTAGCGCTGGTTTTGACGGGCAAAAGGTGCGTATTCGACGAACGGAGAAGTCCGTAAAGCGTAGCTATCGTCGTGTCGAAAAGATAGGGCAAGCCGAACATTTCTCTGCCGTAGGAATTTTGCACGACTAATTCAACCGTCGCGTCAAGCCCTGAGGGCGGGGCTTTGTCTAATTTAATAGCGTTTGCGTCGCGGTCGACGTACGTGACCTTAAAGCCCGTGCCGTTTGCTACGGGCATAAGGTTTTTGTAAAAGTCGACGACCATACCTTCGGTTAAGTGCTTTGTCGTTTTTACCGCGACATAGTTACCCGTAGGCACGCTGTGCGTCGCTACCTTAGTCAAAATGCCGTTACTGTCCTGATGAAGCATACGCGCAAAGTTGAACTTAGCGGCGTTAATCAGGCTTTCTAGTTCGGTGTTAAGGACGTTAATTATCGCGCCCGATGAGTTCGCCGAAGCCCGTAATACCTTGTCGGAAATCTCTAAATTCCCGAACATATTAATGAGGGCGGCCTTCAGTTCGATGTACGCGGTGGGGCTTGAGTTAGGTAAAATTCCGTCCTCAGAGCCGCAGCCGATACCGCCGTTAATGCCGAAGCGGCAAGGGGCTACGATATCCTTTCCTACGACGTTTTCGCTGCCAGAACTAATCATATTGTAGAAAGGGTGGGTCTGTGTGTTGATGTTTTCGGTCACTACGTCCAAGTAAATCGAACGTAAAACCTTGTCTGCTATTCCTGTGGTAAGCATATTAAAAATCACCTGTTATTGCATATTTTCTATTATTTTTTTAGCCATTTCGCCCGCCGCGGTCAGCGTTTTTGGCTTTTCAGCGGGGGCGGCGGGTATGCTGCCGCCTTTTGAGAGAGTAGCGGGCACCGAATTTTTTCGGCGTCCGTCTAGATACTGCCTTATTATCAATTCCTGATTTTCGGCTTCGCTTAATACCTTTCTCTTGACGTTTTCGTCGCACGCCATTTCTTCGTCGGTCTTTACCTTTCTGCATAATACGCGCAATAAAGCGTTTTCAAGGCAGTTATCTTTTTTAACCGCGTCGCCGTCAAGGGCAATCTCCTGCGCTAATTCGTCGGTAAATTTCTCCGCGATAGGGAACCTGCTTGCTAAGTTTACGACCTTACTCTCCCAGTCGTTGGTCGTTTTTTGCGCGCATTCTAGTTCCTTTAACCTTTGGCTGCGCTTAGTGAATTCACCTTCTAAAGCCGTGTAAGCTTTGAGTAATTCCTCAGCCGTCTTAAACTTCCCAAAAGACTCCGTTTTCTCTTTGTCCGCTTCCGCGGGATTGATTACGGTTTGTTCTTCTTGCATTGTTGTCATAGTTTTTTTAATCTCCTTTTTTTAGTATTAAGCCTATATATTCGGCGCGCTAGCTTATCTCAAAAATAAAATTTCGTTGTCATTTCGAACGCTAGTGAGAAATCTAGCTTCGCGCGCCCTTATTTAAAAATAAATTCCTTCGTTACTCGTTACTCGTTNNACTCGTTACTCATTACTCGTTACGTTGTTACGTTGTTAACTATTCAAAGCGTCCGCTTCCTTAATAAGCTTCGCGTACTGCCTGTGCGTCTTTATGTGCGCGTTTAGTTCTTCGCGTTTCGCGTCCGACAGCGTGCATTCCTTACTTAATAAAAACCGCGTGTGTTCGCTTACGTGAATGTTATGGTTATCGAATTCCGCCGCGTCCAATGTACTTACGCTAGCCTTTTCGTTTTCGCTTACCGCCTTTTTGACGTGCAGTTCTTCGTCCGACCGCGCCGTTTCCCAGTTGCCTAGACCAAGCATTTCGATTACCTTTAGGCGGTTTTCGTCGCTTATGCCGCCGTCGCGTTCGTTTAAAAGACCCATTTGCAAGAGTTCCTTTACGGTAGCTTTTCTGCTTGCGGCGCTGTTAATCAGTTCGTTTTCGGTGTCAAAAGCTAGGTCGTCGCTTGTTATATCGCTGCCCTTAAACGACCTCATTTCGATTTCGCCGTTTTCGCCCGACACGCGTTTTAAGCGGTTGACCGAAGCGAATTGCTTGTATAATCTAAGCACCTGCCTGCCTACCTCTCTTACTGCCTCTCTCATACTGTCCGACGTTAAACTAAGCCTGCCGTTGTCCTGTTCGATAATAAGGTTCAACGCGACGCCGCTGATTTGACCGCTGCTAAGGACGTTTGAGTTAGTTAAAAAGTCGCTTACGCCGCTGACCGAAATAAATTCGTTAAGAAGCCTGTCCTCTTCGTCTCTAAAGTCGTTAGGCACGTCGCCCATGTTCATCATAATCGGTATGTTACTGCCCTGACGGTAAACTATCACCTTGCCGGGGGCTAAGCCTTCGGTTTGAATGTCGTCTAAATCGACGCTGCCGNNGGTTAAAGTACTCGTGCTTTCTGTTTTTCAAGGCGTTATAGGCGCGTTGAATAGGGATTAGCCTTTCTATTATGCTTGCGCCGAAAAACGAATTCGGACGCTGTAAGGCTATCTGCCTTACGAATGGAAAGCCTCTTTTACCTTCGCTTTTATTGATAAAGGGCAGTTCCCCGTTATAGACAAGTTCGTCGCCGGCAACGATTATTAGCCGTCCGTTAGGATATTCCTTTGTCGGCCTGCAATATTTTTCAAGCACGGTCACAACGCCGTTTTTCGTTTCGGGCGCGGCCTTTACGCCCGTCCTGCCCATGCCTACTACATCCAAAACAGTGCTTGACCCTTTGACGGTCACGCCCCAAATTTCCGCGACCTCTTCTTGTGAGTACGCCTTCGCGTGGATTATGCTTTGGCAATAGTCCACGTCCTGAACCGACAAATAGTCGGGGAAAATTTCAAACGGCGGGCAGATAGATACGTCGATATCGCCTTCATAAAGGTCTTCTTCTATCTTCGCGCCCTTTTTGTCCGACCACGCGACCTTGTAAAAGGACGTGCCCGTGACCTCCGACCAAAACGTAGCTTCGCTAGCTAACTTTTTAAAGTCGTGTTCCTCTCTGACGCTTTTTAATAGAAGCGTAGAGAATTTCGCCGCGTTTACGTCCGCTAAATCGCTTGTAGCGGGGCGAACGCTTACGTCCGTTCTCATTCCCGCAAATTTTGCTAAGCGGCTTTCAATCGTCGGGGCGATGTGGTTATACACCTCGTATTCCTGCCAGTGATAGCGTTTGACCGTTTCGGCAAGCTTCCCCGTCGGCAGAATTTCGGCGTACTGATTTCCCGCAAGGAAGTTCATGTTTAATATCCACACGGCTTCTAAGCCCTTCCTTTCTTCCTTACGGCGGTTGTAATCGCTAATTACTTCCTTTACTGTGTCGTTCAATTTCTTTCTCATGTTACTCCTGTAATAAAATTAACTGTCATTCTGAACGCTAGTGAAGAGAATCTAGCGTAGCGCGCCCTTCACTTCAAACTAAAATCAATAGTTTTTACTTTTTAGTTTTTAGTTCTTGTAATAGCTTTCTCTTTTCCTTCTTCAACTCTTCGTCACTCATAGAATAAAGTTCCGCGTCCTTTAATTCCATGTACGCGCGTATCGCGGAAAGGTCGGGCGGCACGTGCTTGGTCGAAGTCTTTTCCTTTAGCAAAGTTGTGGTCTTTCCGTCGTCTGCTACCGCGTATTCCCGCGTGGTTTCGGTGACCTCATAGCCTTTTGCTTTCTTATACAAAACGTCCAACATAAAACCTTCTCCTATAAATAAAATCCTGTCATTTCGAACGAAGTGAGAAATCTAGCGTAGCGCGCCCTTGAACTTACTTGTTCTTACTAAAACGGTACAACCTCTCATAGTTCTTTTCAACAAGCGTCTTTTTGTGCGGAACTTGAGTAGCGGTCGGCTTAGACATAATGTAATAGCGAAGTTCGTCTAAGGCGTGGTCGTCTTTTTTGACGGGCGCGTCGCTGTCGCCCCAGCGGTAGGTCTTTATCTCTCTTATTAAATTGACGCAGTTTTTAAAGATAAAGATTTTAGGCGGGCGCGCGGCAAAAAAGCTTTTTACGGTGGAAATCCCCGCGAACAGTTCCTTATTTACCTTCGGGTTGACGCTTATCCCGCGGTCAAAAAACAATTCCGCTACGCTTTTAGAGGAACTTAGAGTGCGCTGATTTGCGGCGCTGTCGATTAACGCCTCTAAGTCCCCGCGGCTGTTTCTTGGCCATTCAAGCTTATTAGCTAAGACTTTAATCGCGTTCGCGTGGTAGTCGATATCCTTATCCTTTTCATAATGTTCGGCGATTACATAGACATTTCCGTCGTAATCCACACAATAAAAGTGCGCCGATAGGGGATTTCGCATTCCGGGGTCGATTGATATCGTGTCGTACCACTCACGCGGAACGTCGAACGGGTCGATAACGTGCGTTTCTTCCTCAAACTCAGAATAAACAAGTCCGCTTTTTGCCTGAAACCGCCCGTACCTTCTTGTGTCAAGAGAGGCTTCCGACATTCCCGCGGTAAGCATTTCTACCTCCGCGGGGTCTAGGAAGGGGTTATCCGCCCATTCCATTTGTATATAAAACGCTTCCTCGTTGCCGTACTTATTTAGGTAAATTTCGTCGTATACCCACGTAAGACCTTTTAGAGGCGTCATAGTGCCGAACAACTCACCCTTGGTGTCAAGCACGCGCATTTTGCACTCTTCATAGATATCGAACGGCGGTTCTTCGTCGAACCAAACGTAGTCTAGGCTTGCGCCTTGAAACTTTTCGCGTCCCGCTTCGACCGACTTAAATCCGATTTTTGAAAAGCCCCCGAAGACGTTCCTAACGATAATCGTGTCGATTACGCCGATAGAAGGGCTTGCCTTAGTCCCTGTGTGCATGATAATGTCCTCAATCCACTCAGGGGGCAGATAGTGCAGAATTTTACTTTGGGCGACGTCCCTTTGCACCTCGTAAGAAACGCTTACGACCCAGCCGAAGGTGTCCTTCCTATTCTCGCGGTAGGGGTGTATACCGCGCGCAAGCCAAACCGTTTCCACAGCGCCGCATTCTGTTTTGCCGCTTCTGTTCCCGCCGAAGACCCAGCGGTTCCGCTTCAAACATTTGTGGAAGGCGATTTGCTTAAGGTGAACCTTTTCGCCCGTGTTGTACCGCGACAGCGTATCGTAACGCGCCCTCGCCGACAAAATTTCGTCGATTTTTTTAATCCGTACAACGGTGTTTCTGACATCACTCATAGTGCGAAAATACTATAACCTAAGAAGGCGGCCCAATGTCGGTACTTTTTGGCAGCGATTTTTGAACCGCCCCCAAAAAACGCTAAAAAATGAATAAAATTACGGATATTTACGTGTTTCGCTTGACTATTTTTTTTTGCGGGCGTAAAATACGAACTATGCACGGAACGGAAAAGCAGCACATACACCATTTATCCGAAGAGGTAAAGTTCGAATATACGCGGCTTTTACAGGCGGCGGCGGTCGGGATTGTCGGCGGTCTGTTTGTGACCGCTTATAAGTACGCGCTAGAAAGCTTAAAGGACGCGTCAAGCTTTTTATACGCCTTAGTTCGCGTTCACCCCGCTTTTATTCCGCTTGTCTTAGCGGTTTTAGTAGGGCTTGCCGTTTTGACCGCGCTTTTATTACGCTTCGAACCGTGGGCAAGGGGCGGCGGCATTCCGCAGGTAAAGGCACAGGTAGACTGCGGCGTAAAGCAGAACTTTTTAAAGGCGGGCTTGTGTAAATTTTTCGGCGGCGCGATTTCTATGTTCGCAGGCTTAGGCTTAGGAAGAGAGGGCCCTAGCGTACAATTAGGCGCGTGTTCCGCTGACGGACTGTCTAAGGTGTTTAAAAAAGGCGGCAAGGAACAAAAGCGCTTTTTACTTGCCTGCGGCGCGGCGGCGGGTCTTGCGGCGGCGTTTAACGCGCCCTTAGCGGGGGCGATTATCGCATTAGAGGAATTCAGGAAGGATTTCAGCCCCATAAAGGTTTTATCGGCGTTAGCGGCTTCCGCCTTCGGCGCGTTGACGGCGAACCTTTTAGGCTGTCCCGTTTACAGCGCGTTTTCCGCGAACGCAAGGGCTTTACCGCTGTCAGCTTACGGCTTTGTTTTAGCCGCCGCGGTGCTTTTAGGCTTTTTAGGCTTAGGCTACAACAAGCTTTTACTTTTTCTCATGGACAAAACTAAGCGCGTTCCGCTAGTTACTAAGCTTATCCCGATATTTATTATCGCGGGGTGCGTAGGGCTGTTTTTGCCGCTTATTTCTTACGACGGGCACGACATTTTGACCGAACTAATCGCCTGCGGAGAAGCGTTTAATTTTTCCGCGCTTAAATTCTTAGGGGTATCGGGGCTTGCGGCTATCGCATTAATATTAGCGTTTCAGCTTGCTTTTTGCATTATTTGCACCGCAAGCGGCGCGCCGGGCGGTAACTTTTTCCCCGTAATGGTGACGGGGGCGCTTGTAGGGACGTTTTTAGGGCTTTTGTTTTCGCGCTTTATGGGCATGAACGAAGGGTACCTTGTGACGTTTACCTTACTTGGTATGGCGGGTTCGCTTACGGCGGTAGTCAGGGTGCCGTTCACGGCGGCGGTGCTGATACTTGAACTGACGGGTTCGACCTCTCATATGCTGCCTATCGTTATCGTAGTACTAGTCGCTAACCTTATCCCCGATATGTTTAATTGCAGACCGATTTTTGACTCTATGCTTGTAAAAATGCCAGAATACAAGGAAGCGCTTAGCAGGCAAGAGGAAGAATTAGAAGAAAGTAAAAAGTAA